GATTATCATAGATTCCGGTGAGGGAGACACCCAAAAGCCGTTCCTCTTCAGTATTTCTCTGCCACACCTTGCGCAGATAGGGGAACTTTGTGAAGGTAGACTGGATGGTACCAAGGATAGCGGCGATGCGCACCTTGCGCAATAAAGTTTCTCTGGTGTCGTCATGTCGTACTACAACCTCACTAAGATTACAGAATTGGTATGGTCGCAAAATGATCTCCGAGCATGGATTAGTTCCGAACTCATGATTTGGATCTCGATGCCCGTATTTTGCAACCGTCTTTTGAGCAGCCTCCCGATTAAAAATCCCTCGTTCACCGGAATGGGAGTTGTAAAGTGACAGCCATTCTTCCATGAACTTTCCGACAGTAGGTGTTTCTGAATACACCGCACTGTTGTTCGCAAGAGCGCGGTGTGGTGCGGTTTCCCACCATGGTCCAGCTTTTGCATGTCTGATCCTTTCATCATCTAAATCAGATAGCGAGATCATTGCTGAACGACGCACGCCGCCCACCACAACAACCTCACCAATCTTACACATTAAGTCATGGCACTCAAGGGAGTGCAGGCGACGACCCTTAGCACCTTTAAATAAGGCTACTGTAAAATTAAATAAATCAACTAGTGGTTGCGGCCCTGAAGCTCTTCCACCAAATGTTTTGAGTCTTGCTCCGGCAGCTCTAACTTTGCTAACATCCCACTTGGGAATTTCTCCGGCATAGAGGTGAGCGATGAGTAGACGTAATGCTTTTGCCCAGCCCTCTTTGGAGTCGTGAACGTTGATAGTGTGCTCTGATTCATAAAGTTTCTCCGGCACTTCTGGCAGATTGGATATGTATTTAGCCTCCACCGAAAAACCGACACCGGTTCCACATAACAAGATAAACATCGCCTCGTCGAACGATTTAACATCATCCACAGGCAAATAACTACAATTATAAACGCAAGTATTATCACGGTCTGCACTCTTTCCAGCCGTCATCATAGCTCTCATGGACGGCATTAAATCTAGGTTATGAATTGAATCAAAAATTTCTTTCTTTAATTCTTTATTTTCTGTAATTGCTGGGGTACGACTAAAAATGTATTCTACAAATCGGTTTACTGTCTCTGGCCATGTTTCTCTGCGTTGTTTGTCATCAATGAAACGGGCGTAGCGGCTGGCGGCAATGTATTCTTGGTACTGATCCATTTATATTTTTCTCTGCGGTTATGGTTAATTTAAAGGGCAAAAAAGGGCGGCCAGTTTCTAGCCGCCCTTCCTACTACATAGGTACTACTTATACTGCGAAGTCTGCTGATGCTGATGTCGCGCCACCGAGTGGTTCACCATCTTCCAATTTTTGAACGTTGTTCAAACCGCAAGCAATTCCTTTAGAACCCTGTGCGTTATATGGATAGAATGTGATTGATGCACGGCCATAGCAACCACTATAAAACTCACTAGCGTCGATAATTGGATTGAGGTCCATATCAACAACGCCAGGCTTTTGTGCTGAGTTGGCATTGATGAAATAGCAACCAGCGTATGCTGGATCATCTTTCTCTTCATCGCCATCACGCAAGCCGCCTTTTAAGCCCTTAGGTACAGATCCACCAAAGTAGGCAGCTGCAGCCTGTTTGGTCTCTTCAAATGCCTTGTTAATCTCGGCAATTGTTTCTTTGTCTGACTTGGGGATAATTAAGGATACAGAATACTTAGGTGTGCCGCCCTCGACGGATGCCTTGGGTTGGAACACGTTGGCGTAAGAAAAGCGAACCTTACCGGTAACGATTTTTACTTTAGTGGTTTGAGTCATGATATACCTTATTAAACGTTAGAACTGGACTTCAGTAGGGGCCAGCTCGTCTACCCTTTACTATCTATATTAATGCAAAATTACTCAGATATATTTTTCACCATGTGAAATAATTTCTTGCGGTAATAGTCTGAAAGCGTCTGCTCCACTTTATCTCGCATCTCGGCTAATTGCCTTTGTAGCTCTTTCTGTTCTTTCTCTTTGGTATTACTAAGCGTCGTAAAGGATTCCATGTGTCTCCAGTGCTTTTTTCATTGCCAGGGCCCGGATGAAGTCTGTCATATACTCAGGTTCTTCCAAGATCTCTGGCTCTATTGCTACCATCTCAACAATCTCATTGATTGAATCACGAAGTTGACCCTTTTGTTCAAACAAGCATTTGCCTGCTATCCCATCAAAATCCTTTGTAAACATCTCAATCAATATATCAGGCACTTCAAAATTAGAACCAAAACAATCTACCTGCATAGGTGCCTTTCTTATAGTTGTAATGTCACCATGACTAGGCCCACATTCCCCAGGGCGTAACCTAGGAATGAGATACCCATGCCAATTTGGCCTTTCATAAAAAACTGTATTGCAACAAACGTATAAACACAACCGATTAAACCAATTAACCAGGCATTCATAAAAAATCCTCCTTAGCACTCTCTTTATCGCGGACCAATTTGGGTTGTCCCTCAGGGCGCTGTACTAGTTGGCCTAGCCATGCTGTCACCTGCCCCTTAGGTCCTAGCTTTTCTAATTGGGCTAGTGATTTGAGCTTTGGAGGCTCCCAAATAATTTCTGGGGCCATACCCTTCTCTACCAAAACGGTGGCCGCCAGGGCCTGATCTGCGATCTTACGGTGGGTTACTGAGGTAGAGAGTTTGTATCCGGGTGGCACCACATTTTCTTCTACTGCTCGGTTGAGTGCAAACTCTTCTACATCATTGACCCAGGTCCTTAGGGTTTGGGCTTTGTGGAGGACTTCGCTGATTTCGTCTTCGCTGAGGAGCGGGGGGTCTTTGAACTCTTGACGGGCGAGCTCTGTGTTGTAGTCGCTGCGGGCGCGGCATTGCGCTTTGGCTTTGCAGAACTGGCACCAGGATCCCGGGAGGAACTCACCTGCCCCGCTCCACGCTTTCTTGGCTTTTGGTTTGACGAAGTAGTTTGCCCAGTCAACGAGCTTGGTGATGGACGTCCCATCGCTGCTAATAGAGTCGAGTCTTGGCTGGTGGATGGTGTAGCTGACTTCCTTGATGTCCGGCCATTCTTCCTTAAACTTTGAGTATGCTCCGAGGGCATAGAGCCTAAGTTGCGTATTGTCTTGTGCAGAGACAGGAACTCCTTTTCCGAACTTGAGATCGATGACCCTGATTGAATGCTTTGAAAGTATGACGACGTCCGCAGTACCAAAACCGTCAGGTACCCAGTCACTGAAATCCACGCGCTGTTCAAATAGTGGAGTGTCGCCTTCACCGACTTGCGAACGGACGTAGACAACGTAGCTATCAACATGGCTCTCGAACTCTTCGTTATAGTACTTGCTTTCTTTAATTTTCTGTATTTCGTTGTCATACTCTTCTTGACCTATCTGGTTGTATTGAAATCTTAACTTAGCCTCTGCTAAAGAGTGTGCCATGGTCCCTTCAGCTGAAAAATCAAAAGACCCTTCTGGGCGTTTTTGGTCCGGGAGTGTTGCCTCTAATCTAGCGCTGGGGGTGCAGGATAGCCATCGTTTGGATCCTGATGCGCTTAGGAGTGCGTGTGCAGTCATCTTATTCTCTTATTCAGTTGTCATAATTATATTAATGCAAAATCCGAAGAATTTACTGCGAATATTTTTTTAAATATTCTTGGGCGGATTGCATAATTTGTGTGGATTCTTTAAAGTGCCCTATCCCTGCGTTACAGTGTGTGCATAACAAGGAGCGCACCCTGCCAGTGGTGTGGTTATGGTCCACACAAGGATTTTTATGTGGCACAAAAGGCAGCTTGCAGATATCGCAGGCATTATTTTGTTGAATTATCTTTTCATTAAATTCTTCTAAGGTTATACCATAATTTCTAGTACGTGCCTTATTTAATTTTTCAATACGATTCTCTTTGTAATACTTTGCCTGACAGGCTTTGCAATACGTTGAAAATCCACCTTTGCGTGTTTTATCGGAATAAAACTCTAAGAATGGTTTTTGTGTTTTGCATTTAAAGCATGTCTTCATTGATACTCCTAACAGTTAATTGGTGGACTAGCCAGCAGTTAGGTGCCGGCAAGGGAGCTACCCGATTCGTCCGTTGATGATACTACTCTTTGAGTGAGTTGATTAGATCTTGAATCTCTTTGTTAAAATCGATTGAGATCTCTTGCTTTACTGTTGCCTTGACTTCACGATTGTCTTTGTAATCCTCGGGGTACTGGCCCCGTAATGCGATCTCAGCGACACGTGAATTAAATCCGCGGTTATCAATATTTGCCAGCATCATATTTTCCCAATAAGCCTGGCCATATGTTGTGGCAAGATCCATCGTCTCAGCAAACACTGGATCATCTTGTTTCCATTTAGCGGCCGTAGCTTTACTGATGCCAACAGCGGCATACATAGCTTTTTGAGATGCGCCCTGCTTACCAAGATCTAAAATAATCTCGGCCATCTCTTTGGTAAACGTCTTTTTATTTGCTGGTGATTTTTTGGTTGCCATTAGCAATTCCAGTTTTTTAGTGATGCCTTAGCTCTTGTGGCTGGGCCTTTTGCTTTTTTAACAACACCTTCCATGCGAGCGCAGAACGATGCCTTACGGCCCTTGTCTGATTCTGTCTTTGGGTGGGGTGCTGGTGCTTTTAGGTTGCTACCATTCTTGCGGTTGTATTCTGCACGGCCCTTGGCTGTCATACCCGCACCCTTTTCGGTAGGGTTGTATGTCTTGCCTGAGCCGGTGGTCTTGTGTGCGATTGGCTTATCGTGTTTTACTGATCCGCCGGTTGCCTTCTTGGCTGTCTTAGCAGAATCAATAAATGCTTGTTTAGTTGGGGCGCCGGCCGTGCCGACCTTGCGCATACGCTCACCTGAGCCATTTGCTATGCGCTCTCTCTTTTTTTGGATATTTGCGTAAAGTCCGGGTTTTGTCGCCATAGTGTTCCTTAAATTGGTGCCTCCTGAGAGAATCGAACTCCCGATTTCCTCATTACAAGTGAGGCGCATTACCACTCTGCTAAAGAGGCATAGTGTTAGGTGATCGTCTTTCCGATCTGCCAGGGGTCAAGTCACCTCCCCGTACTTGTGGCGTCCGAGCGTCCCCAGACCAAATGCAGGGTGGCGTTTTAAGTCACCCGCGAGGAGCGCTTCACAGCGAGTCCTATTTATATTAATGCAAAATGCGTATCAAAAGCGCCCTAGTCTGGGATAATGATCGTTTTCTTGGGCTTAGATGGCACTGGTTGTTCCATCGCCTTTCGCAGATGCGGCAAAACGTCATTGAGCATCATCTTGGCCATCGCCGCGGCCTTCTCCTGATGCTCAATTTCCTGCTCTGCCGTTGTGCGTGCAGCCTTGCGTTCTACTTCTTTGATGATGTCATTGCTGACACCAGCACGTTTAAGCAGTTGCTTGAGGTTCACTTGGGTTCTCCGTTGTTGCATTGGTATTTAACGCATCAATCTGTGGTGCGCATTGTGCCTGGATCGCCGCAATAATATTAGCCAATAAAACTACAGGAGTTTGGCATGGTTGATTAAGTGCATTAATAATGCCATTAATATCACCTACACTAAACTTCAATGTCATAATTTTGTCTGCTAATGGATCTACTTCTTTTGCTGTGTCAGTCATTTTTACTTCCTTTCTTCTTTGGTTTAATTGTTACATCTGAATCAGGTACTGCGTACTTACTTGTGAATCCACCATTCTTGATCATCATCTCAAATCCATCCCACAGTCTTTGAATTTTTAAATCATTGACATACTCAATGCCTTGCAGGCGGTTTGCCAATTCATCCTCATCAAAGCCTTTGATTGGGCGATCTAAATGTTGGCGAATCAATTCAGCGATAGCCTCATTGGTCTCCCACAATTTAATGATGTCTTGCTCTAAATCAAAACGATCGTATTCGCTGAAAAATTTCATTTCTTCATCTCTTTCTTTGCTTTCTTTACTGCATTGTCAAAGTCATAGGTAAAGTAT